TCCATATGTTAACATTAATATCACTACAGGTGGTGTTGGTGATGTAAGAGCAAAAATAGCAACAGAGTATTCTAGTGTTGATTTGTTTTCGGACATTGATACAACAACTGTTGCTCCTACAAATAATCAAGTTTTAAAATGGGATTCAACTGCTTCTAAATGGAAGCCAGGCGATGATGCTGCTGGAGTTAGTTCCGTAAACTTATTTGCCACTGTTGCTGGTGATACTGGTTCTACAACTGCCAATAGTCAGACTGATACGTTAACTATTGCTGGTGGAACAAACATTACTACGACTGTAGTTGGTGATACTATAACATTGGATTTTAGTGGTAGTTTAACAACTACACTTTCTTCTCTAACTGACACTGATGTTGGTGGTTTAGTGCAAGGAGATTCGTTATTTTATAATGGTAGTAACTGGGTTGTTACTCGTAGTCCTATTACTTGGTGGGAAGTAAATGCTTCTGGTTCATCTGATTATACATTTGCTGGACCTGGATTTTCATCTGCAACTGCTGATGCAACTCTTTCTGTTATGAAAGGTATGACGTACGCTTTTGATAATACTGTTCAATCATCTGCACACCCATTTAGAATACAGAGTAGTCAAGGTCTAAGTGGTAACCCATATACTACTGGTCAGACTGGTAGTGGCACTGCTGTTCTTTATTGGACAGTTCCAATGGACGCACCATCTATTCTTTATTATCAGTGTACATTACACGCTGCTATGAATGGTACTATAAACGTAATCGGTTAATAAGATATGGCAAGAACTGTTCCTGGTAGTGGTGCTGTAATTGAACCTATTTTCGATAAGATATTTGGTGTTCGTGCAGTAAGAGTAGTTGACGGAGGAGATTCATACTCTCAAGCAGATCCTCCACGTTTAACTATTACTGGTTGTGGTACTCCTGATCAGGCAGCATTATTGTATCCAATTATTGATGATGATTCTGGTAAGATAATACACGTTAGAGTTTTAGAAAGAGGTAAAGGATACGATCCTTTAAGGTTACAGATAATTCCATCTCAGGATACTCCTAATGTTGTTACTTCATTTGATATTAACAAGATATGGCAGACTCATCCAAATTCCCCAACTGCAGGAACGTTTACTACTAACTCAGATAGGATAACTATCACTTCTGATAATCATCCAAAACCAACACCACTTATAGATGAACGAGCACCTGGAGGTGGAGTTGGTGCTGATTTTAAACAATATACACCTGGTCTAATTAATTATAATCCTACTAGTGGTTTGATGGAAATGACCATTGGTAGTCATACTCATATTGTAGGTGAACGTATTAGAATAGCAACTAATTCATTAACATTTACTTGTGCTGAAGATAATCACGCAACAGATCACACATATCCTCGTACAGGTGATCCAGTATGTAACACTGCTATACCAATACTTTCTACTACTTCCACAACAATTACAGTACAAGTATTATCAACAGCACCAGCATCTAATACAACTGTTCATACATTTAAATCTGCAACCTCTGGTGCAGTTACCATTGGCGAAGCATTAATAGATCGTACTTTTAATCAAGAATTTATTTATAGGGGAGGTAAAGATGTACCAGATCCTGATACTAGAGAAGAACAATTAGATAAAGTTACTGGTATATTGGCAAACGGTGGATTAGTTCATACACCAGAATGGGGTCCAGATGGAAGTCCACCTCCAGGATTTACAATAGATGCTGTAAAACATACTCATATTAAAAATAGCAATGCCTATGATGCAGTAATTGATGGAAATCAATATTTATATCAATCGAGTAAAACTGTTAATGAATTTGCTTCTAAAAATGGTGTCTTTGAATGGGGTAAGCAACAACAATTTGTTTGGAATATTAAAGTAGAATTTGATAATGTAATGTTGCAAGTTGAAAATGTTGATGAAACATTAGGAACTGTTGAAGTTGGTAGAACAGTAGATGAGATTGGTGGCAATGCTAGAGGAGAAATTGCAAAGGTTGTAAAGAATAATCTAGGAGTAATTACACATGTATATCTAAGAGATCTTAAAAATACATTTACTGAAGATGATGTACTTTTAGGTTCTACTGGTTTTAGTTTTAGAATTGCAGAACCAGTAACAACATTCCCTAATGGTATTTTCTATATTGATTTTGGTGTAGATTCTGACGAATTTGGTCCATTTGTTCCAGGACAGTATTATCTTTCTCCTGAAAATATTAAAGTACAATCAAATTATTTGATTATATGGAATCAATCTGATGCTACTAATTCTCCTGGACATCATCATGTAGATGGTCATCCTATGCAGTTCAGTACTACACAGGATGGTTTATTAAATGGAGGCACTCTTTATTATAATAGTACAGGTGCTAGTGCTGCACCATCTACAGATTATGAGAATGAGATGCAACCTCTATTCATTATGAATAGTGATGAGTCTAATCGTATCTATTATTATTGTAAGAATCATAGATATATGTCTGGGTATGCAGGTCACGAAGGATATATGATATTAGATCCTACTGTTGAGGATCATACACCAACTAATGATTATTATATTACTGATTATTATGCTGGTGGTGCTTCACCAGATTACAGTAGACATGCTGATGGACACTCTAAGATCTTGGGTATGTCTTATGATGGTTATCCAATTTATGGTCCTTATGGATATAATTCTAGTGGTGTATCTGCAAGGGAATCGACTGGATATAGATTAAAAACAGGTGCTGAAATAGCAGGTGCAAGACCACAAATTACCACACCAGCAACTGTAACTTATGCAGTAACTCTTGCTAATGGTACTTACAATTATGATGGTAGTCAGATTTCATTCTTAAATCTTTTAAGAGGTAATACATATATTTTCCAACAGAATGATGCATCGATGTATAACAATCAGATGTTATTATCTGCAACAGAAGATGGGTGGCATGTATCATCTACTCCTCAAGATTCTTCATATTTGTATAATGGAGTTGGTATTAGTTATTGGTTAGAAGGATCTGAAGTAACGTATGCTTCATATAATGCTGGATTCAATACAGCTTCTTCCAGAGAGATAAAATTCATCGTTCCTGTGGATGCACCATTAGCATTATATTTCTTTGCTTATACATCTGCTGCAATAGGAACAAGAACTGTTCAAGATGGATATGTTCTTGGAGATTTAGTAGAAGATAATATTTGGGATAATCAAGGAACTCTTGATGAATACAACGGTAGATTTGCCGTAACTCCAGAGTATCCTAACGGTACATATGCATATTTCATGACTGAGGATGGATCTGGGAATCCCACTTATCCTTATATAATTGGAAATAGCTTTTATGGTTCTCCTACATTTGAAGGAGATACACTTCCAATACAAGAATCTATTTTCCCAGGTGGAGCAGAAGGTGAAATTGTTTTAAGTGCTGCAAATCCTGGCCAGATTGATTATGTTAAGATGACTAAAATGGGTGATAACTATTTTGGTGCTGCTACAGCAAGAATTTTAGGTGGAGAAGGTAGTGGTGCTACTGGTAGCCCTATAGTACAAACAATTACTGGTCTTTCTTTAATGAATGGTGGTAGAGAATATTCAACTCCACCAACTCTTATATTTGAAGGTGGTGGTGGACAAGGTGCTGAAGGTGCTGCTTCGGTTGATACATTAGGACAAGTTAAAAATATTTCTATAGTTGATTCTGGTGAATATTATGAAGAACCTCCTTATATTCTAATTACTGGTGGTGGAGGTATAGGGGCAAAAGCAGAAGCAAGAATCGCTCAAGGTTCTATTAGTGAAATAATAGTTACAGACCCTGGTAGTGGATATGTTAATCCACCATCAGTTATATTCACCAAACTTGTTAATCTTAAGCGTAAAACTAGAGCAAGACAGGCATATAATTCAGGTGCTAATTACCTTACAGGTCTTGTTAAAGATGTTGCTCCTGCAGATACAACAATATATGTTGATTCTACAGATGCGTATCCTGGTTCTGGTACAATCATTCTTAATAAGGAAACTATAGCTTATACCAATAAGGCTGCAGGTAAATTTTCTGGATTAACTAGAGGTGTAAACTTTAATTATGACCAAAGAGTTATTCTTGATATCGGACAGAACAATCCTGATGGTTCATCAGCATATGAATTTAATGTCGGTGATAGAGTTATTAGAAAGGTTGAGAATGCTAGTAATAAAATTGCTAAAGTTTATGACTTTAATAAATTTACAAGAGAACTTTTAGTTACATTTGAAGTTGATGAATTGGCATTTATTGATGGTGGTAGACCATCTACTGAAGATGCAATCGTTCAATTTGATGCAGGTGTTGCCAATAGTGCTACTGGTGGATTTAATCCCCACGTTCTATTAGATGATCTTGGAGGACCAGGTATTGTTACCTTGACGGTTCCTATCGGTCTTATGATAGATAAGAAGTTTGAAGATAATGATGAATTAGATGGTGCTGGAGATGGTATTATTGATTTGGTTAATACTAGTACAACATTTGAAAATCAAATTAATCTTGATGGTGGTATTTACAGTTCGTTATATGGTATTGAAGAAACACTTGGTGGTCAAAACACAACCTTATTCCAAGTTGGTGACCAGATTAAAGATGCTGCTATTCCGTTTAAATACGCAACTATTAGTGCAGCAGGAACATTGACTGATGGTGTAGAACATGAGGCACTTGTTAATCTATACCTAGATCCATCAGTGGGTAATGGTCTATCATTTGGTGTTAATGAGATTGTTACTGGTTCTGTTTCTGGCGTTAGAGGAACAGTTGTTTCTTGGAATCCAGTAGATTCTATTTTACAACTTAAAGATATTGTTCCGTATAATACGGGTGATGTTAATAAAGGCGTGAACGGTTACTTATATGAATTTTCATACAATACAACTGTAATAGATTTTGTTATGCAGAATCCAGGAACTAACTATACTGCTGCACCAACACTAGTTGTTGAAGACATCGGAGATATAACAGCAACTGGTATTGTTAATATGACAACTGCTGGTGACCAAGTAAAGGATATTACTCTCACTAGTGGTGGATTTGGAATAGTACAAAGTGTTGATGGGTTCTATGCCCTTCATCCAACAGTACAGTTTACTAATGCTGCAGGAGATACTACTGGAGCTGGTGCATCTGCACAAGCAATATTGGGTGGTGAAAATGCATCTGGTAATAGTGGAGCAAATTATAGAATCAAACGAATCGAGTATTCAACAACAGTTCGTTCCAAATAGACATAAATAAACAAGAGGACAATAGTCACTAGGAAATGGCAGCTCTATTAACTGATCAATTTAGGATTTTTTCGGCATTAAAATTTATTAAGGCTCTCGAAGGTCCAGACGCAACCCAAAGCGATACAGCTGCAGGTGCAACACGAGATCGTGTTTATCTTTTTATAGGTAGACCGCAAACGTGGGATAATGAAAACTCGCCTCCACAGGCAGTCGATTCATTCTCCGAATTTTCGGGTTCTTACGATGACATGATATCGTTGAAGAGAGTCCTCGCTTCTGATACTGTTCAAGTCTCTCGTAGAATTGACTGGGTTTCTCCAGAACAAACTACTGGTGGTCTAGGTTTCACCTATGACATGTATAGACATGACTATTCTCCAAGTAAAACTGCTGCTTCTGGTGCTACTAAACTATATGACTCTGACTTTTACGTTGTAAACTCTCAGTATCAAGTTTATAAGTGCATCTATAACGGTACTTCTCCTAGCGATCCTAACGGAAAACCTTCTACTGTTGAACCTACTGGTACTTCTACCTCTATTGTTACGACTGGTGATGGTTACAGATGGAAGTATATGTATACTATCCCTGTTGCTTCCGTCCTTAAGTTCTTCTCGAACGACTATATGCCTGTGTTCACCAATGATGCAGTGAAGACAAATGCTGTTGAAGGTGAAGTTGATACTGTAGTTATTAATGCTGCAGGTACAGGTTACAACAACGGTACTTACGATAATGTTTCTATTAACGGTGACGGTACTGGCGGTAGGGTCTCTATTGTTGTCGATGGAGGTAAAATTATTTCTGCTACTGTTACTAGTGGTGGTACTGGATATACCTTTGGTAAAATTTCTGTTGACAATATTACTGGTATTGGTACTGGTCAAGGTGGTCAAGTCGATGTAATCATTCCACCTCCAGGTGGTCATGGTTCTGACACTGTTATCGAACTTGGTGCATTCCGAGTTATGATTAACGCTAAACTCTCATACGATGAGGGTGCTGGTGACTTCCCAGTTGATAACGACTATCGTCGTATTGGATTAATATCCAATCCTCTTAAGTTTGGTACAACTGAGTTGATATCAGACCTTACAGTTTCTGCTACTAAAGCAGTTATATTTTCTCCAACATTCCAAGGTAACTATGTCCCTGACGAAATTATCACTCAAACTAGAGTTGTTGGTGGTACAAACGTTACTGCACGTGGAAGGGTTATATCCTGGAATGCCACAACGAAAGTCTTGAAATATTATCAAAATGAAATTGATGGTATCTTCCCAGAAGTTACTGGTACACAGAATGAGTTTGATGGATCTAACGTTATAAGTGGTGCAACTTCAGGTGCAGCTGGGCAACCAGATGTAAACTTCCCTGCTGTTCCAAACTCTTCTTCTAGAACTATTAACAACACTGAATACGATTTAGGTATGAGATTTAATTCTGGATATGCTAAACCAGAGATTAAGTCAAATAGCGGTCAGGTTGTTTACATAGATAATAGGAGAGCAATCAGTCGTGCAAACGACCAAGTAGAAGACATTAAAATCGTAATCGAGTTCTA